AGGGGCACATTGAACGCAACCTGCCGGCCGACGGTCCGGTTTCCCCGCAAGAGTTCATCGACGCGCGCAAAGCGCTCGCGAAGAATTACACGGCCTCGTCGGCGCTGAAGGGCAACAGTTTCGATCTTCAGAAACTCGCGCGCATTCAACGCAGCGCCCCGAACCTGCTCGATGGCGATATGGACACCGTGGCGAATTTTGCGAACAACAACCCCGAGATTACAGGTCACCAGAGCCAGCTCACCGCGCCTAGCGTCGTTCACGACCTTGGCGGTATATCGCTCGCCCACCCCGCAACATGGGTGCAGCCGGTTACTGGTGCCGCCGGTCGCGCGGTGTTGCGCGCCGGTAGTCTTGGCACGATGTTCGGCCCATGAAGATTCAAGTCCCTGTCCTTGGCGGCCTTCGCAAGAAGGTCTCCATCAGCAGCGGGACATCCATTGCCGGATATGACTCCCTTACCTTGGCGCAGCTCGCGAGCCTCCTCGGGGTTGTACAGGCACCAAAGACACTGCCGAACACGATCAGCCAATCAGGCGTCGCGTCGCTGAACGTCGGTCCGGGGCTTACCGGGGGCGGACCGCTGATCGGCAACGTCGCGCTCGGACTCGCGCTGGGAACCCTCCCTGCCGGCAGCCAGCTATATGACTCAGACGCCGAAGACTACGGCATGATGTTGAGCCTGCCCGGGCCGCAAGGGTTGCGCGGATTACAAGGCTTCAGCATCCCCGGCTTGGACGGTATTGACGGAGAAGACGGATTCCCCGGCATACCGGGCGCTGCTGGCGCCACAGGACCACAAGGCCCTGCTGGTCCCGCAGGGAGCGGCAGCGGCGGTCCTGTGCCATGGACGTACAACGATTTCGAGTTGGACGACCCACTTCATGTTCAGGGGCTGCCCGGGAACCCTGGCGCCACAGGCCTTCAGGGCGTCGCTGGGCCGCCCGGCCCTGCGCTTTGGTTCGAGGCCGACCAGGGAGAAGATTCGATCCAGCTTCAAGGCGCCATTGGGAACCCGGGTGCTGCCGGGGCTACTGGACCTGCTGGCGCTCCAGGACCTGCGCTCTGGTATGAGGCGGATGCCGGAGAGGATGCGATTCAGCTTCAAGGCATCGCCGGGAACATTGGTCCGGCTGGAGCAGCCGGCGCGATCGGCCCAGTAGCGAACCAGGAGCTGGACGATGAAGATTGGTCCTTCCTGAATCGAGACATATCAGGCAGCGGCGACGGCAATGTGTGGACAGGAGTGAACAACTTCCTGAATCTCTTGGTGAACGGCCAGCCGATCCCGACCGCTATGTATCCGCAATCGCTGGACGCGGATATGGGCGAAGATCCGTGGATGCCGCGGTCAGAATCATCCGGCCTGCAAATGGGCTCAGACTTCGGCTTCTTCACCGGCACGCTGACCGGCTGCACGACTTCCCCAACCGGGACCTTCAAGTGGTTCCGCGTCGGGCCATTCGTTGTGCTGGCGGTGCCGAGCATCACGGGCGTCAGCAACACCACCACGATGACGGTCACCGGCTTACCGGCCAATTTGCAGCCGGCTACGACCGCTGGGTACACCTTCTGCGCCTGCGAGAATAACACTCTTGATGTGGTCGTATTTCTCATCATTACAAACGGCTCTGGCACTCTGACTTTCTACAACAGCATCCCGGGAGGCCCGTGGACTGCATCGGGAACCAAGGGTGTTCTTGAGTCTTACGTCATGTATTTGCTTCTTTAATTTTCAGGCTTTACACTCACGACCACATAGGAGATTACCATGCAGAACCGTGCAGCTCGATTCGGACCAGCAGCCATCACTTCGACTGGCGCTGTCCTGCTCAACAGCCTTCTCACGTCCAACGCCGGACCGACGGGCTTCTCAAGCCCGCAGGCCGCCGCGTCCAGCGCGACGCTGGCCGGCATTCTGGCCGTCTACATCATCCTGACTCACATTCGCATCGTGAACACGACTGTGGCGGCGATCACGGCGAGCTTGTTCATCAACGGCACCTCGGTCGCGGCCAGCGCGTCGGCGAATGCCTTCGCCTTCAACGCCTACTCGATCGCGGCCAACAGCTACGTCGACTGGTACGGTCGCGTGCGCCTTGACCCGAGCGACTGGCTCGTCGGCTACGCGAGCGCTGCCAACCTGACGTGGCAGGGCGAAGGCGAAATCGGACTCCTGTAATGCAAGCAGCGGAAATCAGTCGCATTCTGGAGTTGACTGTCAGTGCCCCGATTGGCAGCTATGCCGATGCTTTGCAGCACAAGCCGCTGATCGACAAGTTCGTCCGGCTGCACAATCAGCTCGCGCAGGGCGCGCGGTTCTATGCCCTGTCCGAGAAAGAGGCTGCATTGGTGGACGCCATGCGCCGTGGCATGGCGTGCATCGCACCAGGAAACACAGGACCCGCGGCGCACGCCGAGGGGATCGTACCCGCAGGGCAGACTCCGTCATCGGAACTGCTGTCTGCCGCTTCGGAGTAACGTATGGCTTTCACGAATCTTCACGTCTCGGAATTCGACAACCTCGCCACCACGCAGAGCGGAGATGCGGCTGTCGCGGCCTATCCGGCTGACGGCAATCTGGCGAACCAGACAGTCGCGATCAGCGGCAGCTCGGCGCAGTCGAACGCCTTCCAGTCGGCCTCGCCTCCGTCCTTCTCCGGCACGCCGAACCAGTCGAATACGTCACCCGTGAAGCAGGGCACCAAGTGGGTGCTGCTGTACGCGGACATCGCTTGCTCGATCGCGTTCGGCACGAACCCGACTGCCGTGGCTGGCGGCTGGTACATGCCGGCGGCCTCCTCACTGCTGGTGCGCGTTCCGCAGAATCAGAGCTGGAAAGTAGCGGCGATTACGGACGCTACCTAATGTTTGGATTTGACGCCACGGATTGGTTCATCCTTGGCTTCGTGGTGTGCGCTGGCGTCTACCTGCGCTTCCACCCAAGCGACGTGAACTACATGACTTTTTGCGGGTTGGCCGTGCTGTGGCACGGACTCCGCGTGTATGACCAGAAACGACCGGATGCCTGATGTTTGCACTGTTCGCATTGATCCCGGCTAAAGACTGGCTGTATTGCATCGCCATCGCGGCGCTGCTGTGCGGCGCGGGCTGGTATACGCACAAGGAACGGGTCTATGGCGAAGCGCACGAGCTGGCTGCGTTGCAAAAATCTTCAGCAGAACTGGCCAATGCGAACGCCTCAAAGCTAGCCAAACAAGCCGCGGCTGATGCCGCCAACCTCGACGCCATTGAGAAATCCCATGCGCAAGCCCTTACTGCTTCCAATGCTGCTACTGCTGCTCTCGCTCAGCGCCTGCGCAACTACGAAAGTGCCGCTCGCCGTAGCGCTGCCGTGTCGCGTGGTGCCGCCCCCGCCAGCGGATCTAATGTCGCCGCCGGCCAGTCCGACGGCGTTGACCAAGCTGTCAGCGGTATTATCGTCGCAGCCGGATCCGACGCTGCCAAAGTAATAGCGCTCCAGAAGTACATCTCCACGGTGTGCCTCAAATGAGTGAAGTAACAAACGACTTGCTCTATCAGACGCTGCTTGACATCAAGGGAGACATCGGCGGATTGAAGTCGTCTTCGGACCTGCACCTTGCAGCGCTGCAAAACCATGCGGGGCGGATAGGGACGCTTGAGGGTACATCCGAGCGCCAAAAGGGCGCCGCCAAGGTATGGGCGCTAATGGCCGCAGGCGTATCGGCGGCGGCATCTGGCATCGTGGTAGTAGCAGCCTCTCACTGGATCAAGAAATGAGCCGGGTGCTTTCCGCAGCTGGCATCGCGTTCATTCAAGGGTTTGAGGAGCTTCGGCTGGTCGGCTACGCGGATGAAGGAGGAGTGCCTACTGCCGGCTACGGCCACACCGGCCAGGGTGTAAACGTCGGGGAGACCTACACCCTCGGGGATGCGCAGTGCTGGTTCGAGAGCGACGTAGAGCACACTGAGCAGGTCGTCGACGGCACCGCGCCGCTCGCCTGCACACAGAACCAATTCGATGCGCTGGTGAGCTTCGCGTTCAACGTGGGGGTCGGCGCATACCTGCACTCGACCCTGCTCAGCCAGTTGAAGGACGGCGACATGGCTGCCGCCGCGGCACAGTTCCTGGTATGGGATCACGTGGATGGGGAAGCGTCTGACGGGCTTCTGCGGCGTCGGCAGGCCGAGCGCGCGCTGTTCTTGGGTTAAGTAAAACTCTTAGGAGGCTCTAGGAGCGGTTTTTCGCTCTAAGTCGGGCCGCCATAGCCCTAGGCGATTCGACGTGCCAGCGGAGCCTGTAGCGACGCGCGGAGGCCTTCAGGGC